TAATAGGATATGTTAAAAGTAAAAATAGAAAATGGTCAGAATTTGGAGAAAGCTTTGAAAGTTCTGAAAGGAAAAGTAATCAAAACAAAACAAAATGAAAAGTTACGTGAGAGATTACAGTACGAAAAACAAAGTGTTTTGAAAAGAAATCAGAAACTGAAAGCCAAATACGTTCAGTCCCAAAAAGATAAAGATAATTTATAAATTGTTGTGGAGATTATATAATCTCACATAATTGATTTTTGAAAAAGTATCTGACTGAATCTGTTCGATAGTTTCCTGTAATTTCTTACTAGTTACGTCATCTAAAGATTCTCTGATGTTACCCAATTTACCAATAGTCTTTGATTTTAAGTCATCAAATTCTTTCGAGAGTTCCACATCTTCTGTCATTAATACTTTAGACAAATCTTTCTTAGAATCTTCATCTAAATTTTCGATGTATCCTTTGATTGATTTGTTGGCTATGTTTAATAAAGTTTCTATTGGTAAATTAATGTGAGATTTAACCTCAGTTGATTCACCTAATAATTTTATTAACGTTTTTTTGCTAGTAACCGTTTCAATAATTTTGTCTGGTGTACCGTAAACGATATTGTCGATATCTTTGTAGTTATTTTCACACACTACATCTTTAACCCAATATTCAATCTTTTGTGTATTTAATTTTGGTAAAAATTTTTCGATGTGTTTCAAAGATTCATTGATATATGCTTCAGCAATTTCTTTATCATAACCTTTTTTCTTAGACAATTCAGTGTAAATATAAAACATTGTACTGGCGTTTTTATTTTCCAATACCAAGCTTTTGAAGTTCTTTAACTCCATTTTAGCGGTTTCTGTAATATAAGAGTTAACCAATAACTCTTCTATTTTGCTCATTAATTGTCCAAATTTCATAATAGGTTTTATTAATAAATATATCAATCTATCAGTTTTCTAAGAGATTCTTCAATAACCCCCAAAGAACGACTACCTTTTTCTAAATCAATATCATCAACACCATAGACATTATCACGTTCCAAAATCATATTCATATCTTTTTTAACTGATTCTGGTGTAACCGCAGTTTCACCTCCTGCTGGTGGTGCCTCTGCCGGTGGTGTAGCTCCTCCACCTAAATCAGAACCAAATCCACCCATATCACCTCCACCTTCAGCTGGTGGTGTTGCTGTGGCTCCTGATGATGAACCATTACCATACAGTCTATCCATGTTATCAAAAATACCTGTCTTGGTAATAACATTACCAGTATTTTGTATTTCAAGTGAAACCGCTTTTTCCAATCTTTGTTGTTGTAAATCCAACTTAATTTCTTCATCAGAGAATCCAAGAATATGTTTCTTAGCCCAAGTTTGTGATGTTGGAGCAATACCTTCAACAGGTGCGACAGCATCTTTATATAACAACATTTTCTCTTTCCATACGTCAATGGTAAGTAAGTCAGCTTGTTTAGATGGGTTAGTTAAACTTAATTGAAATGAACCCAATTCATCTTCAAATCCTAATAAGAATAAGTGAATGATTGCAATCTTGTTAAGTTCAGCAACCATAGATTTTTGAATTCTGTTAATTGTACGAGCGAAACGAATATCTTGTAATGACAAGTTTCTACCATCACCAACAACTTCTTCAAATCCTAAAAATGCTTTTGGAATTCTTAACGCTGTTAAAAGTTTCTTTTGGATATATTCAATATCAGCAATTTCTGATAAGTTTTGTGCTCCTGGCAAAGTATCGATTGGGTTTGGTGCTGACGGGTCACGAACAGGAACAAAGAAATCTTGGTCAACCGCCATTTGGTTGAATCTCATATCCACGTTTCCTGATTGAGGGTCAACAACTTGGTCTTTCTTAAACTGTTGTGCGAATCTTTGAACATATGGTTGAATATCCGCATCATCCATGTTACCAACAAACACTTTGAACACACGTCTTTCAGGTGCTCTTGATGTTCTGTAAACCAACATGGCGTCTTCAGCCAATACCAACTGTTTCCAAGTACGTCTTGCTTTTTCCAACATTGATGTACCGTAAGGAAGTTTTCTATCGTCACCCAATAATCTAAAGTGGGCAATTTCCCAACTGTTAAATTCAAGTTGTTTGTTTTTCCAAGTAAATGTAAGACTCTTAACACCAGCGTTTGACGCTGTTGGTCCACCATAACCTGAAGTGGCTCTACCTTTCATACCAACTTCAATACGTTCTACCTCAATGTTTGGTAATTGTAAACAACCCACAACACCTTTTTCAGGGTCCAACTTTAAGAAAACAAAGTTATCACCATATTTAGAGGTATTACGAGTCCACATTGGTAAGTTTGTATTGATATCTAAAGCATTGTTGAATAAATCCCCCAATACTGCTTTGATTCTTGGTGAATCACAATATATTTGTAACATGTAACCATCTTCATCTACAGTTGTAGATTCTTCAGCGTATGTATCCAACGCAGCAGAAATCTCAGGAGTATATTCCATTGATTCGTAATCATAATAAGATGCCAAACGAGTTGGTTCATAATATACCGCTTGACTATAAAGATTGTTTTCAATTTTAGCCCATTGGCTTGTAATATAAAAAGTTTGTTGTGCTTGTAATTTTTGTTTTTCGTACTCGGCCTTATCTTGAGTTCTTAAAAGTTCTTTTTTATCAAACTTAAATGTGGGTATATCTTGACCCATCAAAGAATTAGGTCCTAACTCTTGGGATAATCTTTGCCATATTGTCAAGTTTTTTTGCTCCATATTAAAAATCTATATTATATTATTTTTTTATCAACGCTTCATTCCGCCGAATACCCATAAATACTGTTCATAATCTTTTTTTGAAGGTTGATTTCTATATGCCGGGTTATCTTTTAAATTATTATTTGGAATTGCTGGATTAAAATACTGTTCTTTTGGTGGGTCATAAGATTGAACCGTCCAAGATTCCAACATTGTTTTGGCTTGTTGTGTAACCTTTGTAAGTTGTGAAAAAGATGAGTCAGATACATAAACAGCCATAGCCAAAGACATAATTAAATCATCATGTTGTCCTTTCATGTGGTCTGGTCGTCCATTGATATAAACAAATGTATTCATTTCATTCAACATTCTTGATGAATGAACTATTAATCCGTGTCTTAAACTTTCTTCAAGTGCCGCAATAATTTGAACCCTTTTGTTGTTAAAGTTAATACCAGGTATTTTTTCAGCAGCCTTTGGGTCATATTTCCATTTGTTTCCAAAATCAACACCATCAACATACAAATCTTTGTATCCAAGTTCTTGTAGTTTTCTTGCCGTTGCAACACCCATACCACCCGTGATATCAATTACGATAAAACAATTGTACATATTTCCCCATTTGTAAGCAATCTCTGCCAATACATCAGGGGGAAGTTTACCAACATATTCAGCAACTTGTTCCTTAACATCAAAGTCGTAAATTTGGAATGTTGAATAATCCTCAGAATCCCCACGAGAAACGTCCACACCCATAATGTATCTGTGTCCCATTTCAGGTTCTTTCCATATCCAAAGTCCACCACCCATCATTTTATTGATAGGTTCTTTAATCATGTTGTCAGTAATGTTTTTAATTAAGTTAGAATCAAACACGTTATCACCCGAACCCAAGAAGTTGCATTCCAATTCCTGAGAAACTTTACGTTTGTCATACTTAAGTTTTTTAACCATCGCTTCAAACCAAGACGAACATGGTCTATAACCCAATTCAAAATATGCCTTTAACTCATCGTAATTTCTTTCGTAAGGGTCACGACCTGAAAAATCAATAACTTTATCTGCAGTATATTCCTCACGGTTTAACAAGTAATGAATAATCTCATCCGTTTTAACCAAATATAAATCTTTTGTATAACGAGGGTCACGATACCAAAACATTTCTGTAATTTTGAAATCGTTCATTCCACGATTGGCTTGTTCGTAAATTTCATAGTAAATCGGGTCGTATCCGTTTGGTGTTGATACAACAACAACTTTACCACCCGTAGATAACGAAGCCATACAGGCAGCCCAGAAATCACCATCGGCTTCAATATACGCAGCTTCGTCAAATATCAACATAGTGGGGGTATAACCACGAAGTGCATCTTTTGATGTTGCAACCGCTTTTACCTCACAACCATTAGTTAACTTAAAGTGTCTCGCCGCGTTTTTGTCTGGTGAAAACCCAACACCAACCCAAGCTGGCCATTGTTCTGTAAAACCACGAATTTTGTTTGCCATTTCCACAGCAGTATCCAATTTGTTTGCAATAATCAAAACCTTTTCAGGTCTTTGTTTAGATGCAAATACAAGTCTTTTACTAGCCCAAGCAGCAGTTACCGTAGACACACCTGCCTGACGATATTTTAACGCAATGTTTTCGTTGTAATTTTCATAGTCCTCAACCAAATTTACTTGGTCGGGAAATAACTCTAAAGGGACGTATCTTGACTGAGTGTTATCATAAGTCTGAAGATACGTCTTAAGAGCGTATGGTGTATTTTTAATACATCTTGAATATTCTAATAATAATTGTTCTTTGGTGAAACCCATAAAAGGTTAGTGTTAGGACCTGTCGATACCTAAACTACCTAAGAAATCATCTAAATCACTTAAATCATCTGGGTCAATGTCATCATCTTCATTACCGTAATCTGAAGATTCTTCTTCATCATCACTGTGAATTTCATTAAGATGATTAACAATTTCAGTAACCATTCTGTCTAAGATAGATGTTGCTTTTGCATCACCTCTTAAAATCATTTTTGCTAGTTTGAAAAACTCATCAGCGGATAATGCTGAAAATCTTGCAAATAGGTAGCTTTGTATGAATTTTTTATCTTCTTCAAATAATCTTTCAGGATATGCTGTTAAGAATTTTTCCCATAATACAGGTCCTAATCTTAAATCCCAAATTTCATTTGATAAAGTGTCTGTAGATGCCATTACCATTTCGGCTTGTTTTGGGTCATCAGGAAGTCCTTGAGTACCTAATACTTCCATTGTACCTTTAATTAACTCATGAACCAAAATAGGAAAAAATAAACCACGAGCCTTTACTGTTGGGGGGTCAGTTTCAATATCAACCTCTTCTTTTCCACCAACACCACTTTGACTCATCATCATATCCATCATTTGGTCAGGTAATACCCAATACATTAAGTCATTAATAGAC